CTAGACCTCTCCCGTGACAAAGAGGCAGAAGACTTACAGGAACGTAATACAACGCACATAACAGTGCAGAAGAACCGCCCATGCTCAGAAGAAGGTAGGGCTGGTATGATGCGGTTTAACTCAGAAACATTTACACTACGAGAGGTAATTTGATGGAAAAATATAATATTGATGGGCATGTAGGAAGCGGATGTATAATCCTAAAACAGGGGGCACTTTCAAAATCACTAGGTAAAAACGTAGTGTTTTATGGGGAAGACTGCGAATACAATTTCTTAGACTTAACTGATAACCTGTTAAGATTAGTTTCTCATGAGAAAGATTTGTGGTTTTCCTTTGATCAGGTAGAGTTTTTAGAGGTCTTTGAATAATGCCAGTATTTGATATAGAAACAGATGGATTAGATAGCACTAAGATCCATGTAATATCTTGGATGGATGACCAAGGGAATGTGCAACACACGCATGACTATGTAGCTATGCGTATCTTCCTTGAGGAAGCACCAATCCTGATAGGACATAACATTGTAAGGTTCGACATCCCCGCAGTGGAAAAGGTTCTAGGTGTTAAGATAGGTGCAAAGCTAGTGGATACGTTAGCCCTGTCTTGGTATCTAAACCATAGCCGTGTCAAACATGGTCTTGAGGGCTACGGAGAGGACTATGGAGTGCCTAAGCCTAAGATTACTGATTGGTCTAGCCTAACACCAGAAGAGTATGCTCACAGGTGTAATGAAGACGTTAAGATTAACGCTAGACTATGGCGTGACTTGGACATCAAACTTAAGAAGCTGTACCCTGATGAGGATGAGAAGTGGCGTTTCATTGACTACCTTACATTCAAGCTACAGTGTGCAGCAGAACAAGAGGCCCTACAGTGGAAATTAGATGTAACCAAAGCTAAGGGGCATCTAGCGGAATGGGAAGCTATGAAGGCTGATAAGATAGAGCAGTTAGCTGATGCTATGCCTAAGCGTGTTCTAACTAAGTTACAGCAACGTCCTAAAGTAATGCACAAGAAGGACGGTGAGCTATCGTCACATGGCGAAAGGTTTGAGGAACTACGCAAAGAGTATAAGCAGCCAGAAGGTGTACAGTCCTTTGTCGTTAAGACAGGTGAAGAACGTGCTAACCCTAATTCATCAGATCAAGTTAAGGACTGGCTGTATTCTATCGGGTGGAACCCAAGTACCTTTAAGTTTGTAAGGAACAGTGATGGCGAAGAGAAGCAAATACCACAGGTACGAAAGGATGGAGAACTATGCCCGTCAGTCAGAAGGCTGGCCTCTGCCGACCCTGCTGTTGTCATCCTTGATGGGCTTTCTGTTCTCAGCCATCGTATTTCTGTTCTTAAAGGCATGGTTGATTCAGAGTGTGATGGATACGTGCAAGCAACAATCGCAGGATTTACCAACACAATGCGATTCCGTCATGCGAAACCTTTAGTCAATCTACCCTCAGTGGAAAAGCCCTATGGTGCTGAGATACGTGGGTGTCTAACTGCACCTGATGGTTACAGCTTATGCGGGGCTGACATGACTAGCTTAGAGGACACAACCAAGCGTCACTACATGAAACCCCTAGATCCTGATTATGTAGCTGAAATGAGTAAAGAGGGATTTGACCCGCACTTAGACTTAGCTAAACATGCTGGTGTTATCACACAAGATGACATCGACAAACATAACTCAGGGGAACGTAGCTTGAAGTCACTGCGTAAGAACTACAAGGTAGTGAACTACAGTGCTACATATGGCGTAGGAGCGCCTAAGCTGGCCCGTGAGACAGGTATGAGTGTTAAAGAGGCTAAGACCCTTCTGGAAGCATTCTGGTCACGTAACTGGTCAGTAACTAAGGTAGCTGATAGCTTACGCACCAGAGAGTTATTTGGCAGCATGTGGGTACAGAATCCAGTATCTAAGTTCTGGTACAGCCTACGAAGTGAGAAAGACCGCTTCAGTACCTTGAACCAAAGTACAGGTGTCTACTGCTTTGACAACTGGGTTAAGGGGTGTCGTGAGAAGGGTATCAAGACTGTTGGTCAGTTCCACGATGAAATTATAGCCTTAGTAAAGGAAGGTGACGAGATGGAGACAAAAATAAATATGGAGTACTCTATACAAGATCTCAACAAACAACTGAATCTAAACATAGACTTAGGGATCGACGCTCAATTCGGAAGTACATATGCCGATATACATTAGTAAAAAATATTTATACTTTCGTGTTACAAATCGTAAAATGTATCCCTATTAATAATTACCAGCCCTTACGAAAGGAACTCGACAATGGCTAAATACACAATGGATATGGTCTTAGAATATGCTAAGATCTTCCCCGAAAACGCAGACATGGGATCACCAGATGGACCACGAGCAGCACAAGCAATCCATCAAAAAGGTGGGCAGTATATCGTTAATGCTTACTTTACTGACGAAGACCAAATTGAAAAGCTAGTAGCTGATGGGTTAGACTTGACTCCCATGAACTCACAGCGTGTCCTACAGGGGAATGCTGAATTTGGTATCGGTAAGTACATGAAGGTTAAGCGTATGGTATCTGACGTTAAGACCTTCTCCGATAAGAAGACAGGAGAGCCTGTAAACGTAGACTATGGTGGCGCACCTACAGTGGTAGATCTCACCCAAGGGAAAGAGAACAAGCGTCTGTGGAGCTTCTCAGAAGATGGCGCTATCGGGAACGGTACTAAGGCTAAGGTGCAGTTTGAGACTTATGCTAGTGGAGCAGGGGTTCGTCTGATGAATGTGGGAATTACTGAGCATGTAGCTTATGAGACTAACTCAGCTCCGACAGAAGATGACGAATTGTTTATGGTGGGATGATACAATGAAAGTTACAATCACCTTTGAGAATGATAGTGAAGAAGATGGGTTTGATGGTAAGACAAGTGTTGAGCGGTATAATGTAGATGACCTTTACTCTTTGGCTTATGTGTTTGGTGAGGCCACTAGATCAGCAGGATTTACATATGTTGAAGCTGTAGCATTTGAGAAGGATGATGGTAAGATGGTGTTTGGAGACGTCTGATGAAATATGGCAAAGTGCTAATTGATGGTGACATTGTAGCTTATCGGTCAGCCTTTGCTACTCAGGACTTGTTTCCAAAGGATGCTGAAGCTAAAGCTGATGAGCTTGTTGACTTTATACTTGAGCAAACTGTGTTGTTCCCTGAGCCAGATGACTACATAATCTACCTAACTGGTAAGGGGAACTTCCGACACGAAATAGCTAAGTCACATGAGTACAAGGGCAATCGTAAATCAGTAGAAAAGCCAGTACACCTTTACCATATTCGTGATCATCTAACTACGAAATACAATGCTATAACTAGCGAAGGAGAAGAAGCTGATGACCTTATAGCAATAGAGGCAACAAGACTTGGACCTGATACTGTCGTTGCCTCAATAGACAAAGACATGTTGCAGATACCTTGTCACCACTTTAACTTTGGTAAGAACGAGTGGAAAACAGTAGATGAATGGTCAGGACTACAGTTCTTCTACAACCAGATCTTAACAGGTGATAGGGCAGACAACATAGTTGGTTTATATCGTGTAGGCCCAGTTAAAGCTACAAAGATGTTAAGTGAGGCTAAGACTGAAAAGGACTTGTGGGAAGCCTGTGTTAAAGCCTATGATGGTGATGTAGATAGGGTAATAGAGAATGCTAGGCTACTATGGCTTAGACGTACAGAGGGCGAGATATGGCAACCACCAGTGAACGTAGAAGACACGCAATAAAGAATGGCTACAGATCTGGTTTAGAGGATGACATAGCTAAGGATCTTAAGGACAGAGGCGTAAACTTTGAGTATGAGAAGCTAAAGGTACAATGGCAACTTCTTGAGAACAAGACTTACACTCCTGACTTTAAACTGCCCAATGGTATCATCATAGAATCTAAAGGTAGGTTTGTCCAAGCTGATCGTAAGAAGCACTTAATCATACAGGATCAACATCCCTTTCTCGACATAAGGTTTGTCTTTTCTAACTCTAGGTCTAAGTTATACAAAGGTGCAAAGAGTACATATGGGGATTGGTGCAATAAGCATGGGTTCTTGTACGCAGATAAAAGGATACCCGACGAATGGCTAGTACAATCCTGATTAAGGTACATCGTGTTCTTGATGGCCCCTATGAAGACGAAGACGGTAATTACTGGTTAAACTGTAGAGTAGAAGATCCCCAAGAAAGAAACCCAAGTAAAGTTATGTTTGATGAAGAGATCCCGTTTGTCTCCTTTGATGCAGCCTATGAGTTTCAGAACCACTTCTACAGATCAATCGAACCCATACTAATAGAATTTGAAATGGATACCCGATATGACAGCTAAGACAGCAGTAGTATTCTCATGCGCTCACTCAGACCCCTCAACAGGAAATGAGCGTTTCGACTGGCTAGGGGAATTAATCTATGAGGTAAACCCTACCTACATAATTGACTTAGGTGATGGCGCTGACATGCGTTCTCTAAACACCTTTGATACACGTTATCCAGAGGCTATCGTAAGTCAGAACTACGAACAGGACATCAACTGCTACAATGAAGCAATGGATCGTCTAAGGAAGAAACCTAGTGATAGAAAGTATAAGCGCCCATATTGGATTGGCTTTGAGGGGAACCATGAGAATAGAATCAAAAAGGCTATCGCACACGACCCAAGACTACAGGGAGACAAGTACGGGATTTCCTTCAGCCATCTTCAAACAGACCACTGGTTCGACGAATACCACGAATACACTAATAGCGCCCCCGCTATCGCTGACTATGATGGCGTTTCTTACGCTCACTTCTTTAGTAGTGGTAATTTTGGTTCAGCTATGTCTGGTTTACATCACGCTAATAGCTTACTCGCCAATCGTAATCACAGTTCTACTTGTGGGCATAGCCATAAACGTGATCTTAAGTTTAAAGATGGCGCACACCCTAACGGGATTATCGGTTTGGTTGCGGGTTGCTACAAAGGCTCAGAAGAAACGTGGGCTGGACAGGCAAATAGAGACTGGTGGAAAGGTTGTGTAATCAAGCGTGAGATTAGTAATGGTATCTATGAGCCTGAGTTTGTATCACTCAAGAGGTTAAAGGAAATGTATGGGTAAGCGTAGTGATTTTGAGAGAGTGCCAAGAGACTATTACCCCACACCGATAGAAGCTGTCGAACCTCTTATAGCCCACCTACCATATGAGAAGTTTGATTTTGTAGAGCCTTGTGCTGGTGACGGAAGGCTTATAAGTCACATACACAAATTAACAGATGGTTTAGGAGAATGTTTATACGCTTGTGACATAGAACCTAGACACCCAGACATTAAGCAGATGGATGCAATGGAGATAAGTTTTGGCAGTCAGTATAAAGTTATTGACCTCTGCATTACTAACCCACCGTGGGAAAGAAAGTTCTTACATGCTTTCATAGATCACTGGACGGAGATATGCCCAACTTGGTTGTTGTTTGATGCTGATTGGGCGCACACTAAACAGTCTGCTGCACTTATGACTTATTGTACAAAGATCGTAAGTGTAGGTAGAGTTAAATGGATTGAAGGTAGCAAGATGACAGGTAAAGACAACTGCGCTTGGTACTTGTTCGATAAAGACGATAGAAACGCACACACAGAATTTTATGGAAGGTTGATGTAATGATTACAGCGAGAGATATGAAAGATATGATGGACATGTACTCACAGTTTGTAGAGGACAAGATGATTACTAAAGGTCGGGAGCGACTGATTGAGAATGCTCTAGGCTTAACTGGTGAAGCTGGTGAGGTATCAGAGAAGATTAAGAAGCTATTTCGTGACAACAGGATTGATGATGATGCAGTCTTGAAAGAGTTAGGTGACGTACTGTTCTATACTGTAGCTCTCTCTAACATCTTTGGTGGCAGCTTAGTTAAGATCATTGAGTTGAACATGGAGAAGTTAAACGAGCGTGTTAAGAATGGCACACTACAAGGATCAGGTGACAACCGATGAGTAGAAGACACACAGGTATGTCATGGTTCTGGAGATATATGAATTATCTTGCGACATGGCGAACCCACAGGATAGCAATCAAGCAACTTAATCAGCTAACCGACAAAGAACTACTAGACATTGGCATAGCTAGATCAGATATTGACCGTATGGTCTGGCTAAAAGAAGACAAGACTATGAGAGCGAGAGGGAAGACTGACGATGAATAATTACCTACCAACTGACTACCAGACTTTTATTGCTAAGTCTCGCTACGCTAAGTATATCGACGGTGAGGGCCGTGAGGATTGGGGCGACACAGTAGAACGCTACATGGATAATGTGGTACGCCCTAAAGCTGGTAATGATTCCTATGTCAATCAACTACGGGATGCCATCTTAAACCTAGAAGTTATGCCCTCTATGCGAGCTATGATGACTGCTGGCCCTGCACTGGCCCGTGACAATACTGCTGGGTATAACTGTAGCTACTTGGCTGTAGACGACCCCAAAGCCTTTGATGAGGCTATGTTTATCTTGTTGTGTGGTACAGGTGTAGGTTTCTCAGTAGAGCGTCAATACATTCAGAAGTTACCAGAAGTTCCAGAGCTATTGTTTCCATCAGAAACTACAATCGTAGTTAAAGATAGTAAAGAAGGTTGGGCAAAGGCTTATCGTCAACTGTTGGCTTTGTTGTGGTCTGGTGAGATTCCTCAATGGGACATTGGTCTTGTACGTCCTGCTGGCTCACGACTAAAGACATTTGGTGGTAGAGCATCTGGACCTGCACCTTTAGTTGAACTGTTTAACTTTACCATTCAGACATTTAAGAACGCACAAGGTCGTAAGTTGTCAAGTATTGAGTGCCATGACCTTATGTGTTTTATCGGTCAGATTGTTGTAGTTGGTGGTGTTCGTCGTAGTGCTATGATTAGCTTGTCTAACTTATCTGATGACCGTATGCGTCACGCTAAGTCAGGACAGTGGTGGGAAACAGCAGCCCATCGTGCATTGGCTAACAATAGTGTGAGCTACACAGAGAAGCCTGACATGGAGACATTCATGCGGGAGTGGCAAGCCCTAGTGGAAAGTAAGTCAGGGGAACGTGGTGTCTTTAACCGTCAAGCAAGCAAGGTACAAGCAGCTAAGAATGGACGTAGAGATCCTAACTACGAGTTCGGTACTAACCCCTGTAGCGAAATCATACTTAGGCCAAATCAATTTTGTAACCTGACAGAGGTTGTGGTACGGGCTACAGACACCCTTGATGATTTAGAGCGTAAGGTACGCCTAGCTACGATACTAGGTACTATCCAATCATCTATGACTAAGTTCCCTTACTTGCGTAAGATCTGGAACAAGAATACAGAAGAGGAGAGATTACTAGGTGTATCCCTAACGGGCATTATGGACAACAGATTAACTACCAGTCAAAATGCTGGTCTTGATAAAACATTAGAAAGGTTAAAAGATGTTGCAATATCTACGAATGCTGAGTGGGCTGAACGCCTTAACATCCCTGCTTCTGCTGCTATCAGTTGCGTTAAACCAAGTGGTACTGTCTCCCAACTTGTTGATTCTGCTAGTGGCATTCATGCTCGTCACAGCCCTTATTATGTTCGTACTGTGCGTGGAGATAACAAAGACCCGTTGACGAAGTTTATGATTGATAAGGGTGTACCTAACGAGCCATGTGTAATGAAAGGTGACACAACTACAGTCTTTAGCTTCCCTATCAAGTCACCATCAGGAGCAGTCACTAGAAACGATATGACAGCCGTAGAGCAACTAGAAATGTGGCTAACGTATCAACGCTCATGGTGTGAGCATAAGCCAAGCGTGACGATCTCAGTACGTGATGAGGAGTGGATGGAAGTGGGTGCATTTGTCTACAAGCACTTTGATGAGATGTCAGGTGTGTCGTTCTTACCTCACTCAGATCATACTTATCAGCAAGCACCTTATCAGGACTGTACTAAAGAGGACTACGAAGAATTGTTAGCTATTATGCCAAAGGCTATTGACTGGTCTGAACTTTCAGAGTATGAGAATGAAGATAATACTGCTGGTAGTCAAACAATGGCTTGCAGCGGCGATACTTGTGAACTCGTAGACTTAACATAGGAGACTATAATGGCTAAGTGGGA